AAAATCTCGTATGTAACTTTATAAAACCGGGTTATTTTTGTTTCCAAAAAATATTTAATGAAAGCGGTATAAAGATTTACGATAATATAAGATTAACATGGCATCCTTCAATAAGGAACAACTAGATAATGAAAAAGTCAAAAAATTTATAAATGATCTTGTGGATCAACATATAAAGGAAGAAGAAAAGGGCGAAGATGATGAATACATCCCGAATGTCACAACGGATGAAGTTAAGGCGTTTCAACTAAACTATAAAGAGACGGAATATGAATATACAATGTTGGTTACAAATATTCCAAATGACTATACCTTTAAGCAAATTTTTGACGCGGTGGATGCCAAAGATATGGGAACAATCAATCGCATGGTAACCACAATACAACTACCTACGGTTAAGGATACGAAACGTACAAGTGCTTATGTTTACTACGAAAAATGGTTTGACAATGAGAAAAATAAGGAGTTTGATGAAAAACTCAAGTCCTCGACGGAACCTTTCCCTTTTATTGAGTTTATCGACAAGGATGGTGTATTTGATTTGTTTCATGTTCAAAAAAACACACTTACAACGCATTTCAAATCTGACGACTATGTACCGAAGCGAATTATAATACAAAGTATCAAAAGTAACAAATCTTGCTTGGATATTGCGTATATTTTTCGCGAGCATTGTAAGATGGAACACATTGATATGGTTTGGGTAAAGTCTGAAGAGTACGAAGACCCAACACACTGTCAGTGTTATTATTATATTGAAGAATGGGGGTTGGAATTGTTTACAATCAAGTTGTTGGAGGAGTTGAATGATCGCGGTGTGATTACCATTAATTATGACTATAACAATGATGAACGCGAACTGTTGTGGGTGTATGAACTTATATCTTTCGATTCTCTTTCAAAGAGTTTGGGATATAAAATCGGATTTGAATATGGTGGATATAAGAAGTGGATACCCGAGGACGACCCGATTTACGGGGCGAGAAGTGACCGTTATAATAAGTTGAATTGGTATTTTTCAACAGAAGGACGTTTTGCTTATGCGGAAAAAACCGTAGAGGATGAGTTGATGAAACATGGCGGATTATATTTGGGGAACGGAACTGAAAAGAAGTTATATCCAGTAAAAATCAAGAGAAGACCAGTGGACTTTCGTTTCAATGACAATAAGAAATTGACCGAAGAGGACTTGAATACAATCAAGAATTTATTGATTGACGCACTACAAAAGGGGTTGGAGAATTTTTCGATTGGAAAACAAGCTGGGGATGTTGTGGATGAAGACGACTAGCAGGGAACCCAGGACTGCGTAGCTGCCCCTGCGACCCCTCCTGTTAACCGAGTATTTATATAATTTTTAAGTCTCACTCGAAAAATTTTAATGATATTTTAAACTTTATTTTAAACTTTATTTTAAAAATTATTATGATTCTCTAAAAATAACATTTTTGGGGTACCGGTGGACATTGCTGAAGACGACTAAAACACTTTTTTTAGAAGTTCTATGTTCTATGCTATTGAGTAATAATATTTAGAAACAAATATTATTACATATCAAAAACAAATGTCAACAAAAGAAGTAATTAGCGTGATTGAAAATAGAAACGCCTTTTTAGAGTTATTAAAAGTGAACCCGGGATTAGTGATTGTAAAACTAGGAGCAACATGGTGTGGTCCTTGTAAAACAATCGCACCTATTGTTGAGGCGTTTTACGCAACATCTCCCGAACAAGTTCTTTGCGCGGACATTGATGTGGATGAGTGTTTTGACTTGTATTCTTTTTTGAAAAGTAAAAAAATGGTGAATGGAATTCCAGTAATGTTGTGTTATAAAAAAGGAAACGTCGGTTTTGCGCCGGATGATATGATAACGGGAAGTAGTCCTCAAGGACTGGACGCCTTTTTCAAAAGATGTAATTTACATTTGATTAGTGTTCTTCGTTTAGAAAATCAAAAAAACTTTTATTCAAAAAGGATTTAAATTTTTAACCGAATATTAAGGCAGATGACAGAATTTGAAGAAAATGCAGATTTAATGAACCGATATAAGCAAAAAGTCGACGATTTTATCCGCAATACATTTGACCGTAACTATATGTTTGAAGTTAAGAAATGTTGTTGCGACTATACAGAGTTTGTGTCCATTGAAAAGGACGCATCGTTGAGTGAATTTTATGAGAAATTAAGAAAAACGTTTATTGGTACAAGAGTGGAAACTATTTACATGGTAACCAAACTTGGAGATGTTGCGTATTTAAATGACGTTGGTGACGTAAAGGTGCGAGATGTGATTTCAAGTCGTCCGGGATTTTCTCCCATTTATCCGATTACAGCCAATGTAGTTTATAAACTACAAATAGGAAAACTGACGGATGTTTGTGACTGTTGAAAAAAATTGAATTAATACAATATTTACAACATATAAATCAATATTTTGAGAATTATGGAACAGCATTATCCACAGGGAACCCAGGAAAGTTATAACAGTTTTTCATCAAGAAATCTTATCATGGGAAAAGGTAAGGAATTAAAATTCCCCGAAGGGTCGGGAGGGGGAAAGGGTCAGCAACGCAGTCCGGGGGTTCCCCCTAAAGAAGTTCAAGTGTATAGTTTTATCGATTTCGACACGGAAAAGTATTATTTCTTTGCACTAAAAACCAAAACAGTTGGATTTTGGCCAAATGAAAAACATTATACCACAAATCCTTTACAATATGTAGGAAGGTATGTTCGCACGGTTCATAGTGGCGGTATTTGGGGCGATGGTAGAAGTTCAACGTATATATTTGATAACAATGGGGAAGAAGTTTCAATCGAACCAGATTATCATGGACGAACTTGTTTTGTTGAAGTTACGGAAGAAAACGCGTAAAATATCTAATGCTATATATATAATGGATATAGAACAGTACATTGAACAACAAAACGAGTTTTTAAATGAAATTTTAGGTCAGTTGAAACAAGGTAAAACAATCTTAGAAAGTTCAAAAACAAAAGATAAAAGACTTGAAAATATAAACACATACATTGAAACGTTAGAAAATTTGGGAAATATTACAAATGATGATTACACAACCGACAAAATAAACAAATATTTGGACACAATTAATTCAATTAAAGATTTTTATCAAGTTAATTGTATTAATGTTAAAATGAAAGAAGCGATTAAAACACCAATTCTTTTGTTTAATATGAATATTGACTCGATACTCGCCCAAGAAAGAGGTTTATGGGACGGAAGACAAGAAGTTTCTCCAAGAGTAATCCAAACTCCAAGAGTAATCCAAACTGGACAAACTGGAAGGGGAAAAGGAAAATGGAAAAAAATGAAAACGAATAAAAAACGCTTACACAAAAAACGAACCACAAAAAGAAATGGACGAAGAAAAAAGAATTAACCTATTTTTTCTTGAATAAATCTGTTTATTCACGAAAACACAATTAAAAGCACCGTATAAAGTAAAATATATTACCAATATTTATGTTATCAACAACTAAAAGTACAAATAAAATTACAAATACAAAAATTGATTTGAATATAGACAATTATGAGTTACAAGATATATTGAATTTATTTAAAATACCCATAGATTTTGACGAAAATGACCTCAAAAACGCAAAAAAAATAGTCCTCCAAACCCACCCTGATAAGTCTGGACTACATGCAGATTATTTTCGCTTTTATACAAAAGCGTATAAATCATTATATGGAATATGGTCTTTCCGAAAAAAAGGAGATGTGAATGCAACCAATAAAAATACCGAATATATTCAAGAAACCGACTTTAACAAAGGACAATTATTAGATAACTTATTGAATGATAAAAAAGTATTTAAAAACAACAAGGAATTTAATGTTTGGTTCAATGCGTCTTTTGAGAAACATAAACTATATTATGAAAGCGAAGACACTGGTTATGGAGATTGGTTGAAAAATCAAGAAGAACCCACTTCCAGAAATGATAATGTTACTATGGCTACTATGGGAGAAGAATTTGAGAGAAAAAAGAGAGAAATGCAATCTCTCATTGTAAAAAAAGATATTGAAGAACTGGATTCCTCTTTTGGGGGTTATAATTTATCATCCCAGGCTCCTTCCAAATATGATTCGGATATTTTTTCTTCCCTTCCTTATCAAGACTTGCATAGTGCACACACTGAAACCGTAATTCCAGTTACTAGAGAAGATTATGAGAGAAAACAAAAGTTTCAAAGCACAGATGAATATATTCAATTTCGAGGACATCAAGACCAAGTTGTAAAACCGCTGTCTGAATTACACGCCCAACAGTATTTGAGAAATAGAGAGAAACTTGAAGAACAGCAAGCAACAAAACGAGCATACGACCTGGCAAAACAGACCGAACAAGCACAAAAGAATTCGAATATGTTTTGGAAAGATTTACAGCGACTCACCCGATAGGGGGAACCCCCGGACTGCGTTGCTGACCCTTGCCCCCTCCCCGCCCTTCGGGGAATTCTAAATCCTTACCTTTTCCCGTGATAAGATTTCTTGATGAAAAACTGTTATCATTTTCCTGGGTTCCAGGTGGTCATTGCTGTCACTCGGTGATAAAATATACTTCTAGTATATATGGCATTAAATATTAAAAATTATACCAATTATTTCATACTTCTTTTCATATTATTGGCAATTGGATTTTTATATAGAAGATACGAAGATAAACGCGAGAGAGAAGAACAAGGAGATAACTATGAGATGATTCAAAAATATCTCTTGTTTGATGATACGAATATAGATGCGAATTTAGCGAAAAATAAAAAACCAATATTATGGTTACATATATCTCATGAATATAACTCGAGAGATTGGTTAAGTTTTGGTTCACGAAGTAGTTTTGAATTAAATCAACCTTATTTATATTTGACAGTAAAAAGTATCATAAATCAATGCGATGATTCATTTCATATTTGTATTATTGACGACGAAACATTTCCAAAGTTACTTCCAGATTGGAATATCAACATGAAGTCAATATCGAATCCTTTGAAACGCGATATGAGAGAATTAGCAATTGCGAATATCTTGTATAAATATGGAGGTGTACGTGTTCCGCCATCCTTTATTTGTTTTCGTAATCTTATTGAAATGTATGAAAAGGGAACTGCGGGGGATGGCATTTTTTCATGTGAATTTGTAGATAGAAATGTTACGTCTGTTGTGGATGGGTTTTGCCCGAGTGTTCAATTTATGGGTGCCAAAAAACAAAACCCTACTATCAAGAAGTTTATTGATTTTATGGAGAGAACGATTTCAAAGGACTATACAGACGAAATACGATTTTTGGGAGAATTAGATAGATGGGTGAAAAGAAATGCCATGGTGGTAGATGGTAAAATGATCGGAACAAAAAAAATGGATGATGAACCCGTTTTATTGGAAGATTTATTATCTACAACTTACATAAGTATTTATAACGGGACGTATGGTGTGTTGATTCCTCAAATGGAAATATTGAACCGCACGAAATACCAATGGTTTGCACGTCTTTCTATTCAACAACTACTAGAGTCCAATATGATTGTGTCAAAATACTTGTTGTTGGCAAATGCGCCGGATTCTAAGTCAAAAGGTGGTGTGTTGGAAAATATAAAGAATGAGTATTCAAATTATACAAAAGAGAACCGTAAAGTCAAAAAGGAATATGTAAGTTTTTGGAATGTGCCTTCTGGGGCGCCCCTTTATGGACTTCAACCCTTAGATTTGGGCGATAAGGTTCCTAAACTTCCTTACCCTAACAATTAAACTGACAAACAAACAAACACGCGTTTAATAACATATTATATTTTTTGAGAGTAGAATATAATATGGACACACCAAATTACGCAGGATTAATCGCTAGTTTAGTAATTGGCGTAGCGACCATTGGGGGACTCGGATATTTTGTGGTTCGCAATGAAGATGATGAAAATAGTCGTGATAATAGTCAACATGATGAAAATAGTAATGATAATGAAGAAGAAATAAGTCAAGATGAAGATACACGGGTTTTTCAAACACCCAAAAGGCATCGAAAAAGCGTAAAAAACGGAAATAAGTCGCGTAGAAAATCACAGGGTCGAAGACTCCCTTCCACTTTTTAAAATCCACTTTTTACACCTTTTTACATTTCAAATGCCGATTATTAAAGATAAATTATATTAAGAATACACTTTATTTAATTAAAAATTTAAAAATATTATACAATAATTCTAAATCATTATTATTTATATTATTTTTATTGTATGTAAAAATTAAGTTAGAATAATTGTAATCAGTATCATCTTCAATACATATTATAATGTTATTATATATTGTTATATATGATGTATAATTACCATATATATTATGAATATATGATTCATTTATATATTCAAATATATCTATAATCATATCATATTTTTCATCATCATAAATATTAACTAACATTTTATTTTGTTTATTAACTAAATATTTTTTATTATCTTGAAGTATATCTATTTTTTTTGTTAATTCAATATGTGTGAAGTTTTGTTTATTTAGTAGAAGTTTAAAATTCATATATAATTTATATAATGTTGTTTTTATATATTTATAATCGGCATTTGAAATGTAAAAAGGTGTAAAAAAGTGTAAAAAAGTGGAGCAAAATAAAATTTTGAATATAGATAAAAATTTACTTAATCTTTTGCCGTATCTGAGTTTTTCTCCACTTTTTTTAAAAGTGGAAGGTTTTGCTCAACTTTTTCAAAAGTGGATGATATATAATACACGATTTCGTACGTTGACTTATCGTATTTTATTACGGATTTATAAACAACATCATGATAGTTGCACAACTGTCGAACAACAGTCATGAATGCGTTATAGTTCATCGGTTTTTCTACATACTTTGCTTTCGACTTGTGATAATAGGGTTTCAATGACTCTAAAAACTCTATTACTAAATTATTATAAACCGCCTTTTTAAACGCAACTTTATTTAAAATAAAATAACCTTCGTTTTTGAATGCTATTTTATTTAAAAGTGTAAACAAAATATCAATTGGCGGAGAATTTTTAAAAATTTGCTTTGACATTTATAAAAACTTTATATATAATATAATATTACAAAAATTTAAACGCACAAATTTTAAATTATACCCGTAATATAAAATGAATTATAGATTTATAACAAACGACGAAAACATAAGAAACGCCTTTTTAGATTTACGTATATCAGAATCCAAAGAACCCATAGATCGACATTATTTATATGATTATATAAATCATGAACCCGACTTTTGTAGAGGTTCAGAAATACAAGAGTACCTTAAAAATAATATATTGGACGAAAACAACACCATCTTATATATACACGGAGGTTACAAAATATCAGGTCTATTAAATTTTAAAGTTTTACATAGAACGATAAATGATAAAAGGACAATTCAAACGCAGGGAATATGTGTCCCAAATGGTGAAAAAAAAGGAACAGGGAAAAACATTCTCTCGGTGTTAAAGTTATTGGCGGAAAAATTAGACATAGAACAAATTGCTATATTTTCAGTTGATGAATCAAAAGGGTTTTATATAAAAAACGGGTTTGTTGAAATTGAAGAGGGGACAAATTATTTTATTTTTGACTTAAAGAAACGAGACGACGGAGTTGGAAAAAACAAAAACAAAACGTTTCGCAAAAATAAAAGAAAACACAAAAAACACAAAATGACAAAAAAGAAATAATAATATTGTATTTGAAAATCTGTTACTTTATTTTTCAGACCGAGTTGTTAGAGTCTTCTTCATTTTTTATAAGTGTGCTAAGTATGTTATTTGTAAAAAGAGGGAGTTCAATATCGTCTTCATGGACATTATGAAAAATAGTAATATACTTACATAATATTGGAATAATTTCATATTTTTCGTCTTCTGTCAAAATGTTTGTTGTTTTAATAAATAAAAAATAGTTATCCAAAATATCCATCACTGAATAACCTCGGTCATAAACTGAATATAGAATTTGTATTGCTTCATTTAACTCCGACCTTCTTAGATGATTTGTATACTCAACAAAAGTATTAAAACTAATATTAGTACATACACTTGTTGCCAATTCTAACGTAATATCAGTTTGTAATAACTTGAATTTTTCCATATAATTAATAAGAACCTTGGCAACATTATTACATACATCCAAGATAAATTCTTCGGCGTTATCATGAATAACAATATCTTCCGTTTGTTTTATTTTAGTCATTATTTTTTTAATACTTTCGCGTTGTAATGGTTTTAGTTTCATAATTGTAAAACGAGATTGTAAACTTTCAATTACCTTTTGATTGTTGTTGCATGAAGAAATAAAGTGCACATTGTGTTTGTATTTATCTATACAGTTGCGGAATACTTGTTGACTTTGTTCATTGATGAGGTCAATGTCGTCTAACACAATAATTTTCTTTTTATGATTTACATAAGAACATGTCTGGCAAAATGTTTTCACATCATTTCGATAATAATGAATTCCCTGTTCCTTCAAACTATTAATATATAAAATATTTTTTTCATATTGCTCAACGGGGACACCTTTGTAATATTCACGAATGATTGCGTTTAATAAAGAGGTTTTTCCACTCCCCATGTCACCAATAAAAAGCACATTTAATGTGTCGAGTTGAATAAATGTGTTTAAAACAGAAACGATTTCAGGTTCTATTTCAAAATCGCTGAAATATAGAGGTTGAAATTTATGTATGAATAGTGAGGTGCTCATGTAATATATATATTCGTTAATAAATATTTAAGTTTATCTTTTGTAATAATAATTATTATGGAAAAAACACATTATGACACATTGAATGTTTCAGAAAACGCGGGAATAGATGAAATAAAAAAGGCGTACAGAAAGTTATGTTTGAAACATCATCCGGATAAGGGCGGGGATGTGAATATATTCAAGGAGATAAGTAGCGCATATGAAACAATTGGCGACCCACAAAAAAGGAATGAATATGACGCAATGAGAAAAAATCCATTTATGCGGATGAATAGTATGGGAGGTCATGGAGATATGGGGTTTGAGAATATCAATGTGGATGATTTATTTGCGAATATATTTTTTGGGGGAATGGCTGGAATGCCTGGTATGCATGGAATGCCGGGTATGCCTCCTGGTATGGCAGGGATGTTTCCACCAGGGTTTCCACCTCCAGGAAACATTCATATTTTTAGAACAAATGGAACAGGAACAGGGAGCATTCATGAAATTTTACAAAAACCCACACCGATCATACTGAATATACAAGTCACCATGGATCAGGTGTATTCAGGAACAACACTTCCTTTGGAAGTAGAACGATGGATTGTTGAAAATGGGAACAAGGTATTTGAGAAACAAACACTGTATGTAAATATACAAAAAGGAGTGGATGATAATGAAATCATTGTTTTGAAAGACCAAGGAAATGTTGTAAACGAGACATGCAAAGGAGACGTGAAAGTATTTGTAAAGGTTGTGAATAACACCGAGTTTCAGAGACGTGGACTTGACTTATTTTTGGAAAAGACAATTTCTCTCAAAGAGGCTCTCTGTGGATTTTCATTTGAAATAAAATATATGAATAACAAGTCTTATACGATTAATAATCATCCGGGGAATATAATTCCTCCAGAATATCAAAAATTAATTCCCGATATGGGATTGTTGAGAGAAGGCCATAGTCAAAGGGGAAATTTAATTATTCAATTCCACGTTTTGTTTCCCGAAAAAATATCCGAAGAAAATATTGTAAAACTGAAGGAAATATTATAGTAGGGGGAACCCCCGGACTGCGTAGCCGACCCCTTACCCCCTCCACGCCCTTCGGGGAATTCTAATTCCTTACCTTTTCCCCTATCATAAGATTTCTTGATGAAAACTGTTATAATCTTTCTGGGTTCCCGGTGGATAATGCTGAAATATTATAGTCCAATATGTTAGTGACACTCAGCAATGTCCACCGGTATCCCAAAATATGATTTTTAGAGAATCATAAGAACTTTTTAAATAAAATTTAAAATATCATTACGATTTTTGGGTGAGACTTAACAATTATATAAATACTCAGTTAACAGGAGGGGTCGCAGGGGAACCTGGGTTCCCTGCTAGTGATACTTAAACATAATAATTCCAGCAGTAAAACTTTGTGTATCGTTCATTAATCTGAATAATTTTTCTGTTTTGTGATACTCATAACTTCTCAAAAACCATTCGTCTGTTCTACAAAGGTAATCGACACAAGTTGGGTTTTTTAATATTTTCAAAACAACTGGATATAGTGTTCGTATATTTAATCCGTCAACTTTTATAAAGTCTAATGCGTCGTTGTATTCCTTTACAAGTTCTGAAACTTTTAAATCTGGAACAATGTATTCCATTTTAATGGATCGCACAATTTCTTTTGGGAGTTTAAATTGTAGTTTGGAAACTTCAATTAGAATCGAGTTGCTTTTTTCACTCAACATTATTTAATTATATTTTTACTAATGAAAATGTAATTAAATCAATTTTTATTTACTTAAGATATATCCACCGGGAACCCAGAAAGATTATAACAGTTTTCATCAAGAAATCTTATGATAGGGGAAAAGGTAATGAATTAGAATTCCCCGAAGGGCGAGGAGGGGGTAAGGGGTCGGCTACGCAGTCCGGGAGGGTTCCCCCTAATTTACTTAATTTTTTTAGTTGGAATTTTGCTACACACAATGTATATCGAGTTTTCAGTAACAATAATATATTCATCACCACTCTTGAAAAACTTTGCGATTGGACTTGTGTAT